CTTCGGAGAAAACATCAGCAAGAGCGCAGAAGAGACTAAGGTGACTGTTGAAGAAATCACCAAGACTATCGACGCTCAAATTACAGAATTGGCTGAGAAGCACGATTCACTCAGCAAAGCAGTTCAGGATATCAAAAGTGCCATCGACACAATCGAAAAGCGCGTGGATCTGGTTGAAAATGAAACTGCTGTTAAGAAGTCCCAAGATCTGGATGGATCAAAGGAAGAAACAACAATAAGAAAAGGTATCTGGTCTGGCTCATTCCTCGGTGTCCGTGACCTATAAATACAAAAACTGAAAGGTAGGTGAAAAGCAGATATGAGTAACGAACTTTTACAAAAAGTAATCGACACGACTGAAGTTGGTGCAGGCGGTGGTGGCCTTTTAAAGCCAGAACAATCCAATCGCTTCATTGACTACATGTTCGATGCAACAATCTTGACAAGAGTCGCACGCACAATTCGTATGCGTTCCGATACAACAGAAATTGACAAGGTTGGAGTAGGCGAGAAACTAATGGTTCTCGCTTCAGAAGGTACAAACGCAGGTCAAACAGATCGTGGTGCAACATTCACCAAGGTTTCATTGACAACAAAGAAACTACGTTTGGACTGGGAACTCTCAAGCGAATCACTTGAGGATAATATTGAAGGTGCCGATCTTGAAGATCACATTGCTCGCCTTATGGCAACACAGGCTGGTAACGATATTGAAGATCTCGCTATCAATGGTGACACAGCACTCACATCAGACAATCTTTACAAGGCATTTAATGGCTTCCGTAAGTTAGCCCTTAATGGTGGACAGGTTGTTGATGCAGGCGGTGCAGCCATCAGCAAGGCAACATTCAATAGCGCACTCAAGGCTATGCCTCGCAAGTACAAGCAACGTCGTAACCAGTTGCGCTTCTTCACCGGAAGCAATCTGGTTCAAGACTACTTGTACAACCTCACAACAGTTGGATCTACTCCAGAAGATATCGCTTCAAGCATTCTTCGTGGAAATCCAGCCGCTCCTGAGGGCAATCCAGGTGGAGTAATTCCATTCGCTTTCGGTATTCCTGTCGTTGAGGTTCCCCTCATCGATGAGACTCGTACCGGAACTTACTCTGGAGCCACAGGGCAACATGGTGAGGTCCACTTGACATTCCCACAAAACTTCATTGTCGGCATCAAGCGTGACATTACAGTTTACCGTGAATTCAAGCCAAAGAAGGATACAATCGAATACACACTCTACATTCGTGTTGGTGTGGCAGTTGAGAATCTTGACTCTTTCGTAGTTGTCAAGAACGTCAAGGTTGCTTCCTGATAATAATTTAATAATTATAGTGCGGCAGGGAGGGGTGTAAATCCCTCCCTTTCGCCTTTTCTGATATAATTGACTATAAGAGATAGGAGAATTATGTCTTTTTCTACAATGAAAGTTGGACAACTTAAAGAAGTTGCAGAGTATTTTGCCGTGGACCTAGAAAGTGCAAAGACCAAAAATGAAATTATGGCAGCACTAGAAGAAGAGGGTGTTACGTTCGAAATGTATGCTAAATTTACAGAGGCTGAAACAGAGACTATTGATGTACCAGAAAAGAAAGCAAAAAAGGTCGCATCTGGAGATACAGTTTTAGTTAAGATGGATCGTGAAAACGCTAGATTTGAAATAAATGGCTTCACCTTCACAAGAGAGCATCCTTTTGTCGCTATGTCTGAAGAAGATGCAGATTTTATCTTTTCCATAGAAGAAGGATTTAGAATGGCTACTCCGCGAGAGGTGCAGGAATACTATAACTAAGAGGTGTGTTAATTGATAGAAGTATATGCTGGCAGTAGTACAAAAGTAAACGTTACAACCTATTTTAATGGAGAGCCTACTGAGCCAGTAGAAGCGCCTCAGGCTGTAGTTAAAGATGCTTCAACAAATACTATTCTTTTAGTAGACTATGCTGAACAAACTGACGATGAGTATGTTGGAGAGTATGAACTTCTTCTTCCAGCAAACGTAACCGCTACAGAAAGAATACTAAAGATAGAGTGGGAGTATCAAATTGGTGAAGAATACTTTAACTCTACTGAGTATATTTATGTAACAATACCTTATCTTACTGTTGATGAAATAATATTAGAGTTAGGATTTTCTCCATACCCAGAAGGTGCTAACTACCAACCGTTTGAAAAGATTCATGCAGCCGCGAGAACCGCAAGAATGATAATAAATAATTACTTGGGATTTTCTTTAACAGAGAATACAAATCCTGTAGTTGCTTATGGAACTAATGCTGATGTTCTTTCTCTTCCGCACCGTATCATAGAATTTAAAAAGTTGTATGAAAATGATCAATTAATAATTGATATCGATGAAGATATAAATAATTGGGGCGTAGAGTTAGAAATAACTGAAACAAATAATGCCCTCAGAGTCATTGCTAGTACAGCAGGAGAAGACATTCAGGAGAGCGAAAGATCTTTTATCTTAGATATAAATCCTGCAAAATTTAAAGACGGGTATAGGTATAAGGTAGAGGGTACTTTTGGCTACCAAGTTATACCATTAGAGGTAAAGCAAGCCATGCTTTTGATTGTCAATGATCTATTATGTAATGATAGTATCTGGCGTTCAAAGTATGTGAAGAAGATGAATACTGGTCAAATGTCTGTAGAATTATCTTCACTCGCTTTCGCAGGAACTGGAAATGCTATTGCAGACGCTATACTACAAAAGTTTAAAATGATACAGTTGGTGATTATTTAGTGTATGGCTGCCTTCAAAGTTCCACACTTGTAATGACAGCAGATATTTATCAACAAATATCTGAACAAGATGAGAGTACAAACGCTATAACTAGAAGATGGGTATTGTTAAAGAATATACAATGCTCAATTGTTCCCATTAGAGAAAGTGGCGGAAGCGCAACATCAGATAACAAAACGTTTGGTAAAGAATACATAGAAGAATTAGAAATAAAAATGTACACTCTAGAAAAATTAAGTAAAAGATGGAGAGTCTCCTCAGTAAAAAACTTTAAAAATGAAGAGTTGTATACAGAGATAGACAGAGTATCTAATCCAAGTACTATATTTGAGGTATACGCATCTCATCCAATTTTTGATATCTTTGGAAACGTCCAGTACTTTGAGAATCATCTCAAGAGGACTCAGGTGCAATCAAATGATTAATGTTAGAGTGTCCCCCGCATCTTCTCAAAGATTATATGCAGAGATAGAAAATAAAATAGAAGGCATTAAAGAATTAAAAACTGTTAAATCAAAAAATGAAATAATGTCTGCTGAGTTCTCTTTATCCGCAATAAAATTTGTTAAAAGAACAAATCTTCTAGCAAGATCAGCAAAGAAGTCTTTTCATCATGTTTATGAATGGGGAGGCGCTGGAAACGAATCTTCAAGATTATTTAGAATAATTAAAAAACAAGAGGGGGCAGGAAATGCCTCTATATATTACAAGTTTAATAATTCTAAAAAGAATTCTCCAATTGCTCCAGCATTAACAACTCCTGGACGTAGTGGTAGAAAGGTTACAAAAAGTGGGATATTTAAAAGAAAAGCAGAAGTCATGGAAAATGGCAAACAGGTAAGTTTTATTACTTCTAGACATATTGCCTTCAGCCCAAAGTCAGGCGGGATACTATTTGTGCCTCCAGGGAAAACAATAACAATAAGAAACCCTGGCGGCAAGGCGACAACTGGTTCTTTTGAAAAACATTTTAGAAGTTGGTGGACCATAAACTTTGGAAACTCTTTAGATGAGGCTGGAGTTTTTAATAAATTAGAAAAAAATATTGCTAGGGCTTTAAGTAAAAAGGGTGCCGATAAAAATTCCGCAAGATTAGCAATCAAGTCTACTCTAGCCCCATATCAAACTATAGGAAGTGTTATCTAGTGGTAGATTATAAGATAAATGCTAGGTCTGTTCTGAATTCATTTTTATGGGAAGAATTAAAAAATTCAGGAATTTTAATAGAAGATCAATATCGTCCAGATAATTTTACTAAATCTGTTATTCCAATAATACCTTCACAAGAGGTTCCAGAATTTAATAATCTCATGCCAGAATTGCCATACATCATATATGATTATGAAGTTGAAGGATATGGAGATAAATGGTGGATATGTGAAGAAAGAATGCTATACACTATTATTGCAAATCAAGTCTCTCAGGTAGCAGAAATCATAGAACTAATGATAGATTTATTTAGAAGAGTAGATGAGTCTGGTCAGGATGTACAAAAATTTAATCCTAAAGATGATAAAGTAATATTCTATACTGTGTCTTTAGAAAATGCTTCTGGCCCTGCACCAGTTGAATTAGAGGGCGGAAGAGTAGCAGGAACTGTAGAGATTTCTTACAAATATTCAAGATATTTAGATTCATCTGGTAGATTCGTCTGACCTTTGAGTCTTGCCCAATTCGTGTTATTATAATAATGAGGAATGACCAATCTAGATATTTAATAATATCTGAAAGGTAGGTGTAAAGTATAAATGGCAGGTTCAGTTAGCAACATTATCGTTGGTGCCGCTCAGGTCTTCATTTCAAAGAATGATTCAACTGTTTCAGGTGGTCAACCACAAAACATGCCAGTATTCGGCACAACTGCTTCCGCAGCAACGTACCTAGGTACTGGCTCAGGAGCAACTGACTGGAGAGATGTTGGATTCACATCTGAAGGATTCGAAATTTCATACGAACCAACTTATGGTGAGGTTGAGGTTGATCAGTTGCTTGACTCCGCTCGTATCTTCAAGACTCAGTTGAGAGTTATGCTTCGTACTTCTATGAATGAAGGCACACTTGAAAATGTTCGCGTAGCCTTTGGTCAATCAAATGCTACACAGTTGAATAGTGTTTACTCTTCAACATCAACAAGAGCATCAGCATCAGGATACGGCGCTCCAACAACAGGATCAAACGTTCTTGGTCTTGCAGCAGGAGCCCTTGGTGAGAAGCCAGTCGAAAGATCATTGATCGCTGTAGGCCCAGGCCCAGCAGTCGCAGGATCAAACACAGAGAGAGTGTACCTTGCTCGTCGCGTTCTTTCTATGGAGACTGTTTCCCACGCTCTACGCAGAAATGAATCAACTGTTTACCCAGTTACATTCCGCTGCCTCCCAGCAGACGGATATGCAAATGCAGAGTACGGCGAGATTCTTGATAGAGTCTACTCCTAACCCTAATAACTAAATAGTTCTAAGGTGAAACCCCGCCAATCGGCGGGGTTCATCTTTATGTTTTTGCGCCTGATTTTGATATAATTTTAATAAGTTATTAGGAGGAAAATTGTCAACTACTATATATGATACTGCTGAATTAGAGTTAGAAGATGGAACTAGTGTTTTTATTAAGCCTCTTCCAATTAAGCAGTTGAAAAAGTTTATGGCAGTAATTAGAGAACTAGATTCAGAAGAAATACAAACTGAAGAAGATGCTATGGACATTTTTGTCAAGGCGGCTATGGTTTGTTTAGAGAAGGCATATCCAGAAATAGGTCTTAATAGAGAGAAGTTTGAAGACGCTGTGAATATCCCCAACATGATGAAAATTCTAGAAATATGTGGGGGACTTAAATTGAACGACCCAAACCTACTGGGAGCGGCGCTAGTTGGGACAAACTAGACCTCGCCGCTCTGGAATCTGAGGCGTTTCTGTTGGGAAACTGGAAGAGTTACGACGAACTTGAAGAAAACTTATCAATAGATGAGTTAGTTCATACTTTAAATGCCTATAGAACAAGGCAGAAAGAAGAGCATAAGTTCCTCGCAGCACTCCAAGGTGTAGATCTTTCTGATAAGGAGTCATCAAATATTACAGAGATGACTCCATCTGAAGTTGCCACACAAGGCTTTGGCGTGGGCCTAGGAATTGGTCACAATATTCAGTCTGTTGAAGAGGTGGTCGTATGAGTAGAATAGATTTGCAGATAGTTGCTACTGGTAACTTTGCTGGCGTTGAGGGGCAACTTGCAAGACTAAAATCTCAAATAGCGGCTATCAATAGCATGGGAATGGTTGGTAGTCCAACCCAACTTAGAAATATTCAATCGTACTCATCTGCATTTGCCAATGCTTTGAGTGCTAGCGGCATGTTCCAAACCAGGATGGTAAATCTTACTTCAGAAACAGAAAAATTTGGCAGATCTTTAGAAAGAGGAAATCTTAGACTAGGACAGTATTTTAGAGCAGGCACTCAATATGCTAGAAGACAGCAAAGCCAAATTAGATCTCTAGCCAGAGAGCAAGTAAGAATGATGAATTCTACCGCTATGAATATGGGTGGCGGCAGAGCAATGGTAGTTACCCCTAAGGGTATAGATGAAGCCATTGATAAGCAAAAAATATTAAACCAAGAACATAGAATTTTTAGACAAGTAGTTCAGGGCGGGGCTACTCAATTAATTAACTGGGGAAAGAATACTCAATGGGCTGGTAGACAGTTGACTGTTGGCCTTACAGTACCACTCATGATATTTGGCGCGGTCGCTGGAAAGATGTTTATGGATGCAGATAAGCAACTTACTAGAATGACTAAGGTTTATGGCGATGCCACCAAGGGTATAGTAAATGATCAAGAACTTGATGCTATAAGAGGCAAAACCTTGGCGCTTGCTCAAGAACTTTCTAGCACAATGGGAATTGCCGCCTCAGAAACTTTAGGAATTGCTGCAGATATCGCCGCTACTGGTAAAGAAGGTAATGAACTATTAGATTCAACTAGAGAAGCCATGAGACTGTCGGTACTTGGTGAAGTTGACAGGGCCGAGGCAATGAAAGCCACCTTAGCAATTCAAAGCGTATTTAAACAAGATACTGATGGATTAACTAAATCAATTAACCTACTCAATGCTGTAGAAAACCAAACTTCAACAACGCTGAATGACTTAGTTACAGGAATTATTAAGGCTGGCCCAGTAGTTCAAGGTCTAGGTGGAAGTATCGCGGATCTTTCAAGTATGATGGTTGCTATGCGCGAGGGTGGCGTCCCCGCGTCAGAAGCAGCAAACGCAATTAAATCTTCTCTAGGTGCATTAATTAATCCGACAAAACAAACAACAGAGTTGCTTAAGGGATTCGGAATAAACCTTACAGATATTGTTGATAGAAACGCTGGCAATGTCATTGGAACGCTTACTGAATTACAGCAGGCTCTAGAGGGCATAGATGAATTAAGTCGTCAGAGAGCAATTGAGCAGATGTTCGGAAAATTCCAGTTTTCAAGAATCAACGCTCTTTTAAGTAACTTAAATAAAGCGGGAAGCCAAACAGAGCAAGTTCTTAAAATTGCTGGAATGAGTACTTCTCAATTAGCACAAACAGCAGAAATCGAATTAAAGAGACTGACTGAATCTGCGTCCATGAGATTCACCAGAGCAGTAGAAAGTCTTAAGTCTAACTTAATTCCTATAGGTGAGACATTCGTTGAAATAGGCGCAAAGATTGTAGAATTTGCTGGAAATATCATTAAAGCATTTAATGATCTTCCAGAAGGATTAAAAACATTTATTAAAATTGTCGGCGGAATAACTGCAATTGCTGGTCCTATTATTATGATCACAGGTGTATTCGGCAACTTCTTTGGCTACATAATTAAAACAGTAGGTGCTTTAATGGCATTGCGCCGTGGCGCACGCGGGGTGTTCGAATTTTATACAGCAGACTCTATTGCAGCCAGAGCATCCACAGAACTTCTTTCTAAGGGAATGTTTAGTCAAGTTGAGGCTACCAATACCTTAAGAGCAGCACTTGACACTCTTAATGCAGAACTTGAGCAAGTTGCTAGAAACATGAATTTAGTTGCTACTGCTTCTTCTACAGCAATGGCTAGACAAAGTGCGGCTACTGCTAGTGCAGCCGCTGCCGTTGCAGGATCTGGAGCAGCCGCCTTAGCAGCAAGAAATTCATCTGTGATCGGTATGCTTGGAATGGGTAAAAGAAGTGGTACATCATCATTTAGTGGCCCAGAATTTTCCCACCTACACCCATCGATGAATTTGCCAAAAGACATTAGATTAGCACAAACTGTTGGTACATTAATAAACCCATCAATACCCGCACAGGCTGCCGCTAGAAATTGGCAGCAGGCGATGGGAGCCTCGTTTGCACCAACGTCATTCTATGACCCATCAAGAGGATCTAGAATTTCTCAATTAGAACAAATGACTTATGGTGCTGGAAGAGCAAGTGCTTCAAACTTAGCATATCTTAATACTATGAGAACATCTGGAGCAGAAGGACAAACAGCAGCAGCCAGATTATATCCATCAAGAAACGAATACAATGCATATGTTGCTAAATATCACGCCTCCTTGCTGAGACTTGAACAAATGGGTAAGACTCAAGTTGATAATATGACGAAAGCCATCAATAGAGAAATGGCTAAAGGAAATGTCGCTGGTGCTGAAGCAATATTAATGGGCGCACTAGATGTAAATGGAAAACAATTTAAACGCTTAGTCGATGAGCAGACGAGAAAAGTTGTGTCTGTTAATGGAACAATGGGCGAGGTTATTGCACAGGTAGGTGCAACAACAGCAGGACTTGAGCAAAGACTAAGGGCTGCAGGAATGCAAGGATTTGGTAAAACTGCAGATAATATGTTTAGAATGGTTTCTGCTGGCGCAGGCGGCGGCACGATTCCAGATGAACAAATGGTAGATAAAAGATCTCAAAGATATATGGATGCTCTAAATAAACAAACTCAACTTACTGCTCAAAGGAATGCATGGATTCAAAAACTTACTGAAAGAGAACAAAGAATAGCAGCGGGACAAGCAAAGGATGCTGGTCAGGTAACAAAAGCAAAGCAAAAACTTGCCATTATTATGGATGAATTAACAGCAAATACTAAAGAACTCGCACTTGCTGAAAAGGGCTTGCTAAAGCCTAAAATGAATGAACTTGCTCAATCTATGGGTCTTACTAGGCAAGAAATGGATGCCTATCGCGGAACATTAATGACTGCAAAAGTCGGGCAACTTAAGCAAATGGAAAGTGCAAAGTTGTTAGAAATTGCTGGAGAGAAATATGCATTCCAAATAACTGCTGCTGGCAATGTTCTAAATGCAGTAAATCTAACAACTAGAAAACTTATACCAAAAGAAGAAGCGCTGGCTATGTATAGAACAAGACAACTTGCATCCGTCACAGAAGAAATCTCAACTATGAAGATGGGCTTCTTTGCAAGACGAAGACTTAATGCAGAAATACAAGCACTCATACTTGAGCATGACAAAACAGCAGCAAGTTTTCAATTAGTGCAACAAGCAAATGGTAAATATGTTGTAGCAATTAAGAATGCTACAGATAAAGTTTTAACAACTACAGCACAATACGGCATGGGGCAAGGCGCTAGGGGTCAAAGAGTTGCTATGGGTGCTGGAATGGCCGCAGGAATGGGCATGATGTTTATGCCTATGGATGGGTCAGGCGGCGACGCAGCAAAAATTGGCGGCGGTGCCCTACTAGGAGCATCAATGGGAAGCATGTTTGGTGCTCCAGGATTGGCAATGGGTGCTGCTATAGGTGCTGCTATACCAATACTTCAATCATATCAAAGAGAGCAGCAGGCTGTAAATAATAAATTAATTGCTTATGGTGAAGCGCTAAATGGATCGTCATTAGTATTAGATAAATTTGCTTCTGAAATAGGAAAGTTAAAGCCATCTGAAAAACTAACTGCCGCACTAGGAAACATTGTAATGCCAGAGCAAGTTGCAGAAACTGGCAAGTCAATACTAGATACAGAGGCTGGACAACAACTAAGAGAAATGTCTAAAAATCTAGGTGGAGAACAACTAAGGGTAGCCCTGTCTAATCAACTTAAACAACTTACCCTCATGGAAATATTTACTCCAGAAGAGGCAAAGGCGGTAGCCCAGACACTTGCAATTGAATTAGCAAATCCAGAACTAGGAAGATCTCTAGTTAGAGGAATTAACTCAATTTTAGATAGTGAAGGCAATTTAATTAAAGACAATGTTTCTAAGTTATTTATGGAGACTATCCCAGAAATAGACATACCAGCGTTCGGTGAAGACCAAATACAAAATTATTTGAATAGCCAACAAACATTCTTAGGGAATGCTAAAGATATGGGCGAGGCTCTTTTAGGATGGTGGCGAGGCGACTTAGCAGACGAGATACTAAATGATGTATTTGGCTTAGGTGAAGCATCTTCTATAGAAGTAAAGCAAGCAGCAACTAGATTTGCACAAGAAAATATTGGTACATTAGCATCTTCATTAGATAAGTTGAGAGAGAGTCAAGCATTAGTTGTTAATGATTTTATGTCTGGAAATATAACTTATGAAGAATATGCTAAGAGAATGGCGACAATACAAGAACAAAATATAAAGGCTGCAGACTCTATTCTTATGCTAAAAGAGGCTGGGGCTGATGTTGGCGCTATGCTTAAAGATATTGCTGATAAATCAGGTCGTGGGGCCGACTTCACAAATATAGAAAATATAGCAAAAAGCATGTTCGAAACACTTGGAGTGGGAGAAAGACTTCTTACTCAAGTACAACTTGCAGCAGCATATGGAGACATAACTCTAGGTGAAATGCAAAATGTTGCAGATATTATTACCGATGAAGATACAAGAAAGAACTTAGAAATAGTATTTAATGTTAAGGGTGCGGAAGACAATGCAACAGAAATAATAAAACTTCTTGGAATGGGCTTAGATGCTGAATTTATTAAGACTATTTCAATTGATTCTGTAGAAATAGGAAAACCACTTTCTGACATTTATGCCTCTTTGTCTGCAATTGCTAAACTTCCTCCACAAGTTCAAAAGTCTGTTATTGCTGATATTCAGTCAGATCCACTAAAAATGCAGAACTTTATTTCAGATTTTGAGTACGTTCAATCATTGCCAGATACAAAGAAGGGGCTTTATGCAGAAATTCAGGGAAATGAAGATCTAGTAGAACTTAGAGATAATTGGGATCAATTTATTGCCCTTCCTGACGAAGAAAGAAAAACTGCAATATTAACAACAATTATTACTGGAAGTTACGACTTTGGCGCACCTCCAGCAATTCCTGCTCCAACTGCTCCTACAGAAATTGCTATGCCAGATGTATCCTCAATGATACCTTCCGAGTCTGGCGGCGGCGGTGGAGCAGGCTCTGATGCTGCTAATGAAGCAATAGATAAGAAGATCAAGCAACAAGATAGAATTATCAAGCAAATTCAGAAAGAGCGCGAAGAACGTCAGAAACTCCTTGACTTAGAAAAGAAGGCACTAGATTTTGCAATGCAACAACAAGATCTAGAAAGTCAAATAATGATTGCTAAGGCAGAAGGAAGAATTGCTGATGCCGCGCTCCTGCAATCCCAACTTGATGCTAATAGAGTTCAAGAGCGTGAGGATGAAAAGGAACGACTAAGACAAGAAAATGAAGACAAGAGAATTGCTAGAGCAGAAAGAAGAAAGAAGCAACTAGAAAAGCAAAAGGAAGACTCCTCTGGCGGAGGTGGCGGTGGCGGAGGTGCTGATGAAGCAGCAGCCAAGAAGATGGAACAAAGACTCATGTTCTTGAATAGTGAACTTCAGGGTGCCCTTCAAGGAAATGTAAAGATACTTGATGATATTAATGATAGAGGTGCAGATGCATTCTGGAATTCAGCGCCTATTAAGAGATATATAGAAGAGGCAGTAAAGGCTGGAGTTCCACTAAAGACAGTAAGAGCAGAACTAGAAAAAATCTTTGACTATATGATTGGAGAAGGATTTAAAGAAGTACCGATTTATAATCAAATAGCCGCAGACCTAGAAGATATAGGTGTGGCTGGAGATAGTCTTAATCAGGTACTGCCTAACGTTTTTGCAATATTACAAGATCCAAAGTTAGATAGAGATCAAAGTAAGGAAATGGTAATAGAGCAATTTAGATTAATTGGAATGACTGCAGAAGAGGCTCGTAGGCGTGCCAATAAATTCTTTACAATGAAATCTTCTACTGCTACTGGAATATATGAAAATCTAGATAGTTTTAATGAAAAGTTTGATGAAATAAAGAATAGATTTAGCGATAGAAACGGCGACTTAATTATTACAGAGTTTACAAAGGGAATTAGAGATGGTTTAACAAGAGGACAAATATTAGATAACATCTCTAAGGCTATATATGATGCAACATACACTAATGGAATAAAGGCGGGACTGGAGCCAGGACAAGCATCAAGAGATGCTGAAGCAGTAGCAAGTTCAGTAAAGGGAATTATAAATACAGAATTTGATGGTTACTTCAAAGAAATAGAAATTAAGGGTAAGTGGGACGGTATTGTAAACGGTCAAGAAGTTCCTCCAGCGCTGCGCGGCCTCTTTGGAGATGACGGAAGGTTCTTTGGTACTGCCGATACTGCTGAAAAATTAAGCATAAATAGCAGAGTTACTGTAGAGCCAAGTGATAAACCAACTACTATTACTAACTCTGCATCTAATCCATTATGGGTAAAAAATATAGATGGTAATGAGCCATGGAGAACACCTACAGATAGTAGATTTAGAGCAAATGGTGGATTTATTAGTGGTCCAGGTGGACCAATGGACGATCTGATTCCAGCAATGCTTTCCAATGGGGAGTATGTAATCAGAGCATCAAGCGTAGACAAATTTGGCATGGGCTTCTTTGACCTACTAAATAAGGGTGTTCTTCCAGAATTCGGTCGTGGGGGGAGTTCTAAATATCCATCTATGGTAAGAAATATGGGAATGGGCGGAGCAGTATATTACAACAAGGGCGGATTTGTTAGTGAATCTTCAAGCAATGTAGAGTATAATATTAATGTAAACGTGGCTGGATCTAATGCTTCTGCTGATGAAATAGCAAGAGAAGTTATGTCTGCTATAGATAGAAAACAAAGAATGTCAAAGACGGTGAATAGAATATAATGGCTCTTTTAACACCAAGTATTGTTACGCTTCAGGTAAACTCTAAGAACACCACAGAGTTTGTTCCAGGAACAGGGGAGTCAAATGGTCAATTAACTTTATCTGATCATTCTAGATCAGCGCTCCAGACCTCCTTTGAAACCATACAATCTCCACAAAGAATGGCAGACGGAACAATGAGAAAGTACGTCATTGCTAATAAGAAAAGAATATCATGTGCATGGGACATGCTTCCAACCATTTCTTCTATGGTTGTTGATGGAAATGCTAGCGCATTAGCAATAAAAAGATTTTATGAAATAAACTATCCATATGACATGAGCATGAAACTCTACTATAAAAGAAATAATGCATCAGACTTATCATATGTAGAAACTATTAGCGTATTCTGGGAATCAATGACATTCGATGTAGTTAAAAGATATCAAGAATTTGATTATTGGAATGTAAATGCAGAATTTGTGGAGATCTGATGCTTGGCGATACAACTATAAAAAATCATGTTAAAAATAGTCAGACGCTAGATATAAAGCCGCGAGTTTTTATAGAAATAAATCATAACGATAACAACAATGCCTATTTTTGTGGAACTGGCACACAAAATGCTACAACACTACAAAATATTTTATTAACACTATCTAATGTATCAGGAACTCCACAAGTAGTAGATGCCGGAACATCTCAAAATTATTCTGGAAGAGGAATAGAAACAGCACTTACAACTCCTAATAACAATGCTGTACTCCTCAAAACCTCACAACCATCACTAGAGCCAACAGAATATGCCTGGTATGCAGAAACATCTACAGGACAAAACTGTGTAAAATTCAACATGTTTTTAAAGTCTGACTATGTTTATCAATTAGAAAATGGTGACACCAGTTGTCTGGAGTCGTTTGATGTTTTGATAGTTGCTGAAGGTATAGATTCTTCAAATAAAAAAGTTCTTTCTGAGACTGTATCTGAAACAGTAACCGTAGACTCTGTATCATGGAAGCCAGTATCAATATTATTCGCTAACCCAGACCAATTTTCTACTGTAAATAAAGTTAGAATAACATTCTATATAAATGCACCAACATCTAAAAAGGCAGCCCTACTAGTTGGACAATTAACAAGATCTACAATTTCTGACTATGAGGTTTATTCTTCAAATAGACTTCCTTTAGAAAGAGTATTTGAGTCAGGAAGACCAGGAGAGTTTCTAGTAGAAATGTCTGGATCTTTAGAAAGTCCAGCCCCAACAAAACCATCCATTCAAGGAATAGCACAACAATGTACTCCAATTCATATGGCAACCTACTGCGCCCTTGGCCCTAAGTATGAGTTAGTACAAAGAAGTGTCACGCCATATCCAGGAAATGTCTATACATACTATGTGTCTGGAACCTCTACTGAAAGTAAACAAGTCTGGGCACTATATAAAAATAAAATTAAAACAAATAAGATCGTATTAAAATTTAATACAATTTCTTACAAGCCACAAACTGTAGCAGTAAATATTCTTACTAGTTCTGGATGGTCTTCAAGCATTGCTGGTTCCTCTACTGTTAATGCTGATGGAACTTTTATATTATATTACAATGGAACTTCATGGACAACTAATAAATGGACTAGTACTTCATATCCAAGCATCTCAACATCTGGCAGCAACGTGGGAGATGTAGTTTTGGGATCTAATCTAGGTTATCAGGAAATATGGGGCATAAGAGTTGAAGGTGTAGCCCTGCAAGTTACTAATACAGACTTTATAGATTTACCAGGAAGATTAGAATTAATAGAAGTATCTCCTAGGCTAGATATTGATCTAACAAATTTTGTTACTAATGTATCAACTACTGAAGAGGCTTCATCAGATTCATTATTAAATATCGGCGGGATCACATCTAATACTTACACAATAAATTTGTATAATGATCCTATTATAAAAAATCTACACGATCCATCTGTATCTGATACATCAAATAAAGATATTAGACCAATAAGTACAATATCCTCAACGTCTGTATTGAATAAAATTCTTTCCAAGGGAAATAAAATTAGAGGCGGGTATGATATAGATACATCGTATCGTGGAGTAGGCATAACATCTGGGAAAACTTATGTACCCGCGTTTGTTGGATATATTGATAAGTGGACAGAATCTAATAATTCAATTTCAATTACAGCATTTGATGCAATAAAAGATTTATTATCTACAAAAACTCAGCCTATATATCTAGAAGGAAAAAGAATATCTGAATGCATTTACTCAGTATTAGATCCCATAGGCTTTGGCGAAGTTTATGGAGATGAACTAATAAACTTAAAAGTTTTTTCAAATTCTAATAATTCAGAATTAACATTTTCTCAAAACGAAAAAATAAAATATTTCTGGACTTCTAATGATAGAAACGTATCAGAAACCTTAAATGATTTATTTAGAATATATCAAATTGCTATGTATACAGATCAATATGGTGCGGTAAGGTTTAAAACATTATACGAATACAGTAAATCATATAGTGATTTAACAAAAACATCCTCTCCCACCTCTCCAGATATCTATGTTCAAGATAGAAACGATAGCAACGGCAAGAGTAATCTTATCTCTGTAAATGTTGAAGAAAATGAAAAACCACAATCAATAATTGTTAAATATAAATCCCCAAGACCAACTTTGTCACAGCCAAGACTGCCAAGGAAAAGTAAAGATAAAAAGGCTGTAGACCAAAATTCTTTAGTAACCCAAAGGAAGTCTACAGACAGGGTTTGGATACTTCAGGACGACTCATATATAGTTCCATATATTCAATTAACTGGTAGGGGAATAACAACAGCATCTCAGAATTATATTCAATATGATACTTCTCTAACCAATGTTTTTATGAGAGCCGTACCTTACTCTTCACATTTATTAATTGATCAGGAAATAGTAAGTTATGATGGCCTAGAATATGAATTTACCTATACTAGTGATTCTGGAACTGTAACAAAAAAGTATGTAGTAAATTCTGCTGAAGAATTAGAAATGATTAAATCAGATATATTTTCTAACAAGAGCGGTAAAAATATATCATTCAGGCCGTCAGGCAAACTTATGAATGTAAAGAGGGGACTGTTTGGCACACCTCCATCGATTCATAATAGACAAACTTCTACCACAACTCCGCCATGGTCTATGAAAAAGTTTAATCGCGGCAATAACTCATATAATAATGCGACTACATCATTAAAATTTTCTTCTACTGTTAATGGAATAAATATTACATCTAATGACAATGATGAAGTTTTATTCTTATACCCAAAGGATACAGATTCAGACGCAAATCTACTTAAAGATAAAAGAAGATTATTATGTCAGTTTAAATTAGGAGATATACCATCTAAAAAAGAGGGCTATGTAGGTGTAGGAGTTGGAATACAGATAAATGGTTCTGGTAAAATGGTAGGAGGATTATTAATCTGGGTTGGAGTAGAAGGAGATAAGAAAAAACAAAATCCAACTATTTATGTAGAACAGATTAAAAACGATGGGACAATAGAAACCATAATAGAAAAAGACCAGTTTAAATATTCTGATAGAGTCATAGAAGAAGATGAAAATATGGAAATATATATTGCCCTAAATGAAAAAAGAGATGAATGCAAAGTTCTTATAGGTGGAAGTACCGCATTTGAAAAAATAATTAACAAAAAGGTGGACGGCAAAAAGAAAGAAATCAAGCAACACACATTTAAAATAAGACAACTATCTCTAAACTCACAATTCGGTTTTATCGCTAATAAATTTGGTACAGCCACCCTAGGTCAGTACCTTTTTGGAGTCTCAGATCAATTTAAAGACATGAACAATATTAATCTTTCTCTAGTAGATTCTAAATATTCTAAGCCAAGCAACTCTCCCACAGGAACATATTTTATAGGAAGCAACAACCTACTTGACACTATTGTAGATGGTCGCAATGTAATAGGTCTTAGAACTTCTTCCAAGCACAATTTTGCCTATACGGGTGCGCCAGTCGCTAGAGGAATACAGATATTTGATGTAGAGTACGATAAGTATCCAATTATATCTAATGCTAAAGCAGAATGGACAGGGTATACCTATGATTCAAATATCTTTGAGGGCGGAAATATTATTTCGGAGAGAAAATCATAATGTCAGAATTTTATCCAGATACAGACGATATTATTGATAAGACTGTAGACTATGCCATGGCCCAACTTGGCAAACCATATTGTCCAGGATCATCATGTCCGCATTCAGGATACGCCCAGCCACCAAGAACATGGGACTGTACTAAATTAACAACATGGGCATATAGAGATGGTTCTGGTGGAAGAATTAATCTGACTCCATACTCTAAGGTTCAGGTTCAAGAAGTCAGAAAACTTCCAAATGTTGCCGTTGGAAGCACCAATGGTTTACAGAAGGGCGACCTTTTGTTCTTCTTTAAGAACGGAACGCACCATGCCTCGCTGTATATTGGCGGAGGTCAGATAGTAGAAGCAGGAAGTCCTGTACAAGTTAATCCAGTATGGAACTCATGGAATTCTACAAACTTCACTTCAGCAGGGAGACCTCATAAAATTGGAATATATGGCGGCAATAATGGAACTGGAGATCAAGGAAGCGGACAGAGTAAAGAAGATGTTATTACTACAGTAGCCGCTCGTAAAATTAGTTCTAACGCGCTTGCAATTTCACAGATTGCTGGAACTCCACAGACTGCTAGATTTGCGGTAATGAATATGGCAAACGAAAGTTTGTATTTAACTCAGGATAAAATAAACATTATTAGTAAGAGTGAATTTTACATAAAATCCACAGCCCTGGTTCCAGGTGACCAGAAAGAAATAAAAAAGTTTATTTCTGGTGGACGCAACGCATTTGAAATTACAATAGACAGCGATTTTATTCAGTCTAAAGATGCTGCGGAAGCAATAGCATCAATGGCTTCCAGAACCTTTGACAATGATATTAAAACAATAAATGTGCAAATTTTCGGCAATCCTCTAGTTCAAGTAGGGGACATTGTAAAATTTAATTACTTTACTGGTAAAATTGAAAGCGGAGCAAACGACTTTTATGTAGTATCAAGAATCCAGCAAAATTTTAGCACTAACCTTAGCACAACATTAACCTTAAAACCATTAGAAAAAATAGTTTCGGTGGTATAATTTAATATAGGGAGATATATGTCTAAGGTGCCACCTAATCAAAAAAATGATATAGAATCAGTAAAAAATCAAATTCTTCAGGAAGTTGATCAAAGGATTCTAGAAATAGTTCCTTCATTAATTGATGATTCAACTATTACTCAAAAAGTAAGGGCTGTTCCAGATACAGAGCCAGACGAAATAATAGTTAATGGGGTAGATTTACTTTTCTTAAAGAATAAAGAATATGTAGAGTCTGAGCCAGTTGAAGGCTCAGGCTACCCAGAATTTGGAGAAGTGTTAAAAACTGATGGGCAGGGAAACTATACTATTAAAGTAGGATGTAAGATTATTGATGATGAAGAGTCTTCTGAATACTGGGAAATAGAATATTCTATTGTGGAGTTGACATAAAATGATTGGCAAATATTTAATTTATCAAGATTCTAAACTAGTTGGAGAATATCGTAATGTTCTTACTACTGAGGGTAAGAGTCTAATAAGAAACTACCTGGCTGGAAATATTGGTGCCTGGTCTGGATCAATTGCTATAGGTGCAATGAATTCAACAGCACCTAGCGTATCTGATTCAGGTCTGGAGTTTGAAATTATTAGAGTGCCAGTCGTGTTGTCTACGGTAAAGGGAAACAACATAATACTTTCGGCAGACCTAGACTCAACAATAGCAGGAAGAATATTTGAATTAGGAGTATATCCTACAGTTACTAACTCTTTTTCCGCTGGCTTCGATGATAAAATAATTGCTAATTTTTCTGAAGATTGGACAGATGATCTAGGTGTTTCGCTAACATCATCTAATTTTAATGGTACTGAAGAATTACCAATAGCAAGGGTGGGCTATCGTAATTTAATTATTGGAAGTTCTGGAATAGATACATTATATTCAATAGGACTAGATCTTTCAGGATATTCTGATTTAGATAGTATGTCTATGTTGTATAAAGTAACCTCTACTGGTTCAAATAGAACCTTAAGATTAACATTTTATGATAATCAATTACCTACGCCTGGGACAAAATACTACGACTTTACTTTAATCGGTTCATCTGCTGGATATAAAACTATATCAGCCCAGTTTGGTCTTTTTACTGAAACGGGAGACTTTAATAATAACGTTTCTAAGGTAGGGATATCTTCATCTGGAAGTGCGGCCCCAGTAGAACTTGATGCAATAAAACTTGATGACTCAGATGAAACAAACCCCAATTTTGCTTTAGTCAGTCGTGCATTAATAGGTTCTGCAGGAGGCAATTCATCCACCGACTACTTTGAGAAAAGAGCGGGAACGACAATGACAATAGAATATGTTGTGGAGTTGACCTAATGCCAAAGAAAACAGTAGAGAAAAAAATATTTTCCATAGATGAGTTAAATCCTAAAAAACATTACAAGATAAAAATAAAGTCATTTGACAAGGATAAAAAACTTATCGGTGAATCACCATGGATAATGTTTAAAACTACTGGAAAGAATCAGGCTCCACCAAACGTAACGAATCTAAATGCTAATTTTACAGGAAGCACATTAGTTATTACATGGAATGGAAGCGGCCCACGAACAGAAAAAGACTTTAAAAACTTTAGAATAAGGATATCTAGCCCAGATCATCCAGGAATAACTAAAGATTTTTTTAATGACAATAATAGATTTACTTTAGATGAAGATGAAAATAGAAACATCTTCACCTCCTTTGAAGGAACAATAAATGTAACTGTCTATTCTAGAGATACTAGTGACAATGAAAGTAGCGGAGTTAGTATTACTGCCTCTGCGGAAGTTCCAGAAGATCCAACTAATGTTAAATTAAGTGCATCGACATTGGGCTATGTAGTTTCATGGGACCTTCCAACGTTTAAAAATTACGATTATACTAAAGTTTATGAAAGTACATCTGAAAATGGAACATATGCAGTAGTTAGAACAGAAAGAGGATCTTCTACTTATGTTCCTAAAAGTACTATCGCCACTTTCTGGGTAAAAGTTTCTCATGTCAATAAGGCTGGAGCAGAGTCTAATCTAGTTGCATCAGTTCCTCCTAGTATTACACCAATAGATCCAGTTCCTACTGATGTTACCCCGCCAGCAGTACCAACAAGTTTAAGTTGGGAAGACGCGGGAACAGAAAGCGTCAATGGAATTACTACTGCTGCTATGAGAGCGCATTGGGAAGTTTCTGAAGTAACATCTGGATATAAGGTTCGTGTTACTGAAGATATAGTTAATAAAGATAATTGGGAAGTGCATGATGTTCCAGCATCAAAGGCAACAGTAACATTTAAATCAGTTTCATCTAATGTTGCCACTCTTACCCTATCCGCACACTCCTTTGCGAAAGATGATTATGTAACTATATTTAATATGGGCACTCCCTTCGACGGTAAAAGAAAAATAACATCAGTTACTTCTACCACTATAAGTTTTTCATTAACTACTGGAGATATTACAAATACTGTTGCAACTGGTGATGTAGTTATATCTTCATACACAGTAAAAGAATTATATCCAGGAACACAATACTATGGCGCTATCTTAGCCTATGATTCTGCAAATAATTTAACCCAATTTGTTAGTGAAGGGACATTCACTACATCTGGAACTCCAGCCACGGTAGGAAATAAAATTACAATTAGCGGAACCTCCATGGCATTCGGGCCTAATGTAAGTGGTACAAACGACGGTCTTTTTATAGATTCTAATAATTATTGGTATAACACAGGTTCTTTTAAGGCTGGTACTACTACTAATAATTTATCTTGGGATGGAACTAGTTTAAGATTAGATGGAAGAGTAATTGCACGATCTGGTTCATTTTCTGGAAACATTTTTATGTCAGGAAGTGGAACGATTGATAGCAATACCGCTTCATTAATTGCGGCTCCGTATTTAGATATTCAAAGCGCTACATTAAGCGGCGGGGTCGCTACAATTGTTACCGCTACTACTCCTTTTCCAGCATGGTCTACAGGAGATGTAGTTCTAGTATCTGAAGCATCTATACAATTTGACGGACAGTATACTTTGCTATCTGCTAGCGGAAATACTTTCACATTTTCATTAACAAATTATTCTAGTGCAAGCCCTATAACAAATACTGGTAAGATTGCTAGATTTAGTACTGGAGATAGAGTTATTTTTAATTCTTCTGGCATTCAAGGCTGGGAAGATAATGAAGTACTATTCTCATTTAATAGAAATAAAACTAGTAAAATTGGTGGATGGACAATAAGACCATCTAAACTTTATGCTGGTGCTGAAGATACTGCTGTTGGATTAAATAGTTCTTCTAATTCAAATATTAGAATATATGCTGGGAATGATGATCCAGAGCAAGCGCCATTTAGAGTTACTAAAAATGGAAGATTAATTATAAGTCCTGAAGTTGGAAGTCTAGATATAAATATAGCATTAGGAAGAGTGAGTCCAGGATCATCTACAGATAAAAGAACTGGATTAGTAATAAATGATACTAGTGGGTCTGGAATTGAAAACTTTTGGTATGTTCCTGCAAATGTAAGCACTAATAGCGCCTACTTTAGAGTAGGAACAGCAAACGGCTCTGGTATTACTGTTATTAAGCAATCGGGCGGAACATCCAGAGTAAAAATTAAAGACTACGATATTGAGGGTGTTACTTCAATAGTTGATGATTCTAAGATAACAATTAATACTGTAGAGATTGGAAAGGGCGTAGGTGGCGCAGGCAAGCATGGTATAAAAGTCGATGACTATAACTATTGGTATGATCCATCAACTACTGGATTCCCCTCAGATGGAATAGTGTTCCGTGCTGGATGGACTGGAAATAAATCTTTAACAGTAAGAAAAAATGGAGAAGTAGAGTTTGAAGGAACAACCAATCCCACTGGTGGCACAGTAAAAGGTAAACTTACTATTGAAGGAACTACATATGCATTTGGTAAAGATGTTCTAGGGGTCAAGGACGGACTTTACCTGAATGATAATAACTACTTCGTAGTCGGTGGCGGTGTTCCAGAATTTAGAGTTGGCAATGACAATAGTTTTTTAAATTGGAATGGATCATCATTAAGCATTCAGGTCGGCGGAAGCAGCGTAGCAACTCAATCTCAACTTAGTTTAAAAGCAGATGCTACTGGTTCAGCAATATTAAGTTTATTAAATACTGGAATGGGAACAGGAGTAGTCCTTACATCAGATAGTAAAATTTATAGTGCTGGCAAAACATCATATAATTCTTCTACTGCAGGCTGGTACCTTGGTAGAGATACTGTGAATTCAGTACTTCAATATACATTTGGCATTGGAAATGCTACTAAGTATATGAGATGGGATGGCAGCCAGTTATTAATAAACGGCAAGGCTGTGGGAGGCACAGAACTTGGAAATAACACAGGAGTAGTAATTGATGATACATCAACTATTAATGGAATTAAAGTAAATAATGTTTTAAGAATTACTGGATATTCTGCAGGATCTGGAACGAGTGCTGGATCTATTGCATTTACAAATACTGCTGGGGATATAGAAAAGGGTGCAGTATATGATTCATCATTAAATAAATATACAGAAACTTATAGTAGCGGAAGAGGAATTGCCATAGGTTCTTCTGGATTTTATCCGCATGTAGAGGTTGGATGGGATTCAGCAACTGGAACATCTAATCCAAGAATCATCCTTGCAGCAGCAGCAGTAACATTTTCAGATCCATATCTGGGAACTCTGTCTGGACCAGAAATAAGATTAAATAACTTCAATTTTGGTATTGTAGGGGATAGTGCATCATATATTTCAGTTCCAGAAGGAACTAGTCCTGTAAAATATATGGCAAAAAATAATAATGGACATTTAAGATGGGTAGATCCACCATCTGGAAGCGGAAGCGGAACAACATATACTTCGGGAGATTCTTCAGAGGGTGTTATTGTAAATAATACATCTGATACAATAAGAAATGCTGGGTATAGAATGGTTGGAAATACTTCTGGAGGATCTAGTAGAATTTCAACAACTAATAGAATAGGTTTTACTTCTGCACCAGCAGACCCAGTAGACGGTGACATTTGGATAACATTCTAAAATGACAATAAGAGGATACAGAAATAATATTGGTTGGGATATTGCCAAGCGAGTTAGAGCATATAGATCTTCAGTATCTAATTGGGTAAATGCTAAAACAATTTCAGTATATAGAAGTTCTGGGGTAAGCCCATATTGGGATATGGTATATCCAGATGCACCTCAAAACTCTTCCTCTGTCTCAGTTGTTGGCTCAGGAGAGGTAAATACAAGTTTTACATTATCAGATAATACTCCATGGGTAACTGATCCATATGTAGAAGTAGATAGTACAACATATCAATGGCAAAGTTCTAATTCACAATCTGGTCCATGGGCTAATGTTTCTGGTGCAACGTCTACAAGTTATAATATTTTATCTACAGACTTAGGTAAATACTTTAGATGTATTTTAACTGCTACAAATGAAAGGGGATCTACACAATTAACATCTTTAACTAGCGTTCAGGTTTCAGATCCCACATACACATTTAACTTTGGTCAAAGTTTTGGAGTATATCCAAATGCTTTTATCAGATTAGATGAAAGTAGTAGTGGATTCCCCCCAACAGATAGTATTCTTGCAGTAGAAAGAACATTGGCATATTTTTTCGGTGAGTTTAAACAATTTGATTTATTATATAAATCAGATTTAAATACTTTAAGAATATACCATCGTCTATACCGTGAAGATAGAACAAGTCGCCCAGCCAACCCAGACGCAGAGTATGAAATTGTTTTTACATCTGGAAGCAATACGGTAGATATATATGTAGTTAACTCATTTAATACACAGTATATAACCTCATATGCAGCATATTTAAAGGGATTTTCAGTATATAAACAATATAGTTCGTTGCTATATTTTGATGGAATAAAGTTTTCTGTGCCAATGAATTCATCTTCTGGAATATCTAGTGCTATTGGACATGCATCTAATGCAATTCAGATATCTAGTGTTAGTATTAGCGGAGGCGTTGCTACATTTACAACTGTAAGTCCCCATAATATTTTAGGATCTGCATATATTTACGGATTAACAGGAGATTTGTCTGAGTTTAACGGAAGGAAAAGTCCCAATGTAACTGGTAATAATACCTTTACCTTATCAACAAGCCTTTCCAATAGGACAGTATTTCCATCAGATGCAAGATCTGCATATATCCCATCATTTTTAACTGGATGGATTTATATCAATACTAATTTAGACTCAGATGATACCCCAGTATCTTTTTATTCAGGATCTGGACTTCCATCACCTCTATTCGGGAGCAATTCTTCATATAATAAACAAAATATGTTCTGGCCCTCATCTGCTACAATAGCAGCACCAACTAATATAGGAGTTAGTTCTGCTACATTTTCATGGTCTGGAAGTAATGCAAATTCATATGTTGTATCAGCAGCAAGAGCGGATAACTCAACGGTTGTATTTTCTGACACAACAACAACTTCTACTAGTATGAATATTACTGGATTCCAATATGGAGTAACATATAATATTTCTGTCAGGCCAAATTCAAGATTCGATAGCCCATCCCCGCTTGGACAGTTTGGATTTACTGCAACTAGATCATATACCCATGTGGGCGCTCCTTCAGCACCAACAAATGTTACTGGCACGGCGGGGAATGCTCAAGTAGCACTTACATGGACAGCCCCATCTTCAAACGGATCTGCCATTACTGGTTATAAAGTTAGATATTCATCTAATGGCGGTGTATCATGGTCATCTACTATTTCTACAGGTAGCACATCTAATACATATACTGTAACTGGGCTTACTAATGGAACTTCTTATATTTTCCAAGTTTTGGCTACAAATTCAGTAGGAGATGGGCCATGGTCATCTAGTAGTGCATCAATCACTCCAGAAATAGTTGCTACAAAAGTAGTTGCTACGGCATCATCATCTACAATACTAACATCTATAACTGGAGATTTAAGAACATCAACTATTACTGCACAATTACAAGATTCGTCAAATCCTGCAAATAATGTGGCAAAAAGCGGAGTTACAATAACATTTACTTTAAGTGGTACTGCTGGAGGATCTTTAAGTGCAACTACCGCGACTACAGATTCTACTGGTAAGGCTTCTGTAACTTATACGTCTGGAACTACAGGAAATGCAACTGGAGGCACTACGATTGTTGCTACAATAACTCCATCTGCTACAGGATTGACTGGTACAGCAACATCAGTAACAGTTAACTTAAGAAGCGCATTTCCATTTACATTAAGTGCTTCTGGTACAACTAAGGGTGTTTTATTTACAAAAAGCGCCAATGATTCAAATTATACATGGTCTGCAGCAACTGGATCTCCATCAGTAGGCTACCTTGAATCTGGAGACTCCTACGCCAACAATTCTTTTGATATCATAGTTCCAGTATTAAGGAATAGTCCTCCAGGAAGACCACAGGTAAGTGTAGACTCAGGAGCAAAAAGTGCTAATTGTGATATGTCAGTTAATGGAGTAACTGTTTATGATTTAAATAGAAGCACAAGCGTTACTTTAACGGCAAAAAGGTCTGGATTTAATGATGGATCTGCTACTGGTACAGCAACATCAGCATTAACATTTACTAGAACTTTCTTGTGGCAATTTGCTACCGCTTCAGACAACTTTACTACCTGGAGAACAGATTGGCCCTCGGCGTTTGTTGTTAATGGAGTGCAAACGTGGAATACCCAAACCCTAAAATGGACAGGGACCCCTAATAGTAGAAAAATTAGATGTAGGGTTACTACTGATGTTACTGGAGTATTTGCTGATCCAAGTAATACTTCAGTACCCAGCCAAGATGTTAGATTTACATCTAATGAGCCAACAATACCATAAATGATATAATATGATTGGAGGAATCATGGAAGATTATGAAACATTAACTAATTCAGAGAAAGCAACATCAATTAGATCTAAAATAAAAGGAATTCAATACCAAAAATATAATTTTGAAATTGATTTAATTGCTGAAAATGCAGTTAGCGAGCCAAATGAATTAACTATTTCTGAAATACAAAAACAAATAAATAATTTAAATGCTCGTCAGTCAGCATTACAGGCAGAATTAGATTTACTATCTTAGGAATTTTAAATGTCTGAAGTAATAGTTGATTCAGAAATAGAATCAGGGAAATGGCCCATTGAATTCTCAGGTGCCTGGATAGAAGTTATTTATGATTATTTATCAAGCACATATGTTGCGTCCCTATATTTTGATGATAGAAATGAAGAGGGGGCCGTTGTAATAAATCCAGATAGGATTTTTGAACTACCTCTTCCACAGGCATATATTTCATGGAATCTAAATGGAGTCTGTAAAGAAATATATGTAATTCAAGATTATAGGGGTAGGGGTATCGGAACAAAATTATGTGCCTGGGCAAGATCCTACTTATTGAAGCATGGAGTATTATTTTCTGCCCCAGATAAAATGTCTATTGATGCATCTGCTATGTTTCAATCAATTTCAACAAAATATGGAGAGCCATTTACTTATCCAGAAGAATCTGGTATCCTAAGAGGATACAGTCATTGGGGATATTTAGTATAATATAGTTATTATAGAAAGGTATATATTATGTCAACAACACTAGAGTTAGTAGTTCAAGAACTTCAAAATAGAATTGGTCAAATTACTTCAAATTATGAAACACAACTTGCAGTTTTAAAGGCTCAGGCTACAGAAGAAATTAAAAAGCGTGACGATCAAATTGCTGAATTAGAAGCCGATAAGGTAGAAACTAACTAATGTCTTCAATTAATGAAGCATACGCAAGAATAGACTATGCCACCATTCTTGAATTACAAGATAGAATCAATAAACTAGAAAACATTATTGAGTCATATACATCAGACACATTTTCTAATTTAGAGGGTGTTAAATCTAATGTTCGCGGTACAAAGATTTTTACAGAAACTATAACTGTTGGAGCAAAAGACTCCAAAGTAGATGTAGTTTTTGGTAGCAACTTCTTTGGCAGTAGCCCAACAGTTACTGCAACAATTAGAGATATTAATAATAAATTAGTGGGCGGAACAGATCTACCAGTTATTCTTATTAGTCAATTAGATAAGAATAAGACACAATTTGTTATTAAAAGAAAAAAAGAAGCAACCCTAATATTGCATATTATTGCAATTGGTGAATCTGCCGATTAACAATGCCCTACAGACCTATTTCTGACTGGGCCAAAAGAAATAAAAAAGTAATAGATGGATATGTTTTAGTATGGGTTCCAGAGCATCCTAAATGTTTTTCTAAAGGTTGGTACTACGAGCATCGCCTTGTCATGGAAAAAAAATATTGTAGAATATTAAAGGACTGGGAAACTGTACATCACATTAATGGTGACAAAGAATGCAACGAGGAGTATAATCTTTTCGTATGCACCCGCGCTCAACATATGAAAGCGCATAAATAGATAGGAATTTTATGAATAACGACCTAAAGTGGATGATGGTTTCAGACGTTCACTTCCCTAGGCACGACCCGCGTAAGGTAGACCTTTTTCTTAAAGTTATGAAATGGTTTAAGCCAGACGCAGTAGATTTGCTTGGTGATATTGACGATGCAGATTCCACTAGTCGGTGGGCAGCAGATAAGCCACTAGAAATGTCAATTTCTATAGATGATGGAGGAGTTCGTGAAACAAAGCAGTTCCTTAAAGATATCAGAAAGATCGTCCCCAATGCTGATTGTCATTTTCACGATGGGAATCATGGCTGGACTCGCCACGGCGAATACCTTGCTAAGAAAGCGCCGCAGTTCCTTGAAATAATAACAGCAGATACACTATATGATTACTCCAATGCTGGGTTTGAGTGGCACAATTGGAACGAGCCCCCAGTACAACGTTTTGGAGATATCTATGGTCATCATGGAGAATCTATCTCTAAGCACGCTGGGGAGTCAGTCCGCAATGACGTAAATAACTGGGGCGTATCTCTAGTGCGTGGACATTCACATAGAATGGGTGCATATTTTCAGACATATAATCTAAGTGGTCAGGAGTTGCGTGGCTATGAAATTGGTCATCTATGCGACGAAGATCAGATGGATTATTCTATTCAAAAGAATTGGCAGGCAGGATTTGCCGTAGCCCATGTTGTAAATGATTATCCACACATGCAGTTGATTCAAATTCATGACTATACATGCGTGGTAGACGGGAAAATATTCACGGCATGATGACACATAAAAAATGTAAAGGTAGCGTCTATGTAGATAGAGTATTTTCTGGACCACTCAGGCTAGATCTATTCTGTTTAAGATGCGGTAAAAGATGGTTTATTCAAAGGAATAAGGGAGCATTTGGCCCATGGCTAAGTCGAATAGAATACGAAAAGGAACTAGCCTAAGATATTTTTTTCTTAATGGCGAGGTTCATAAAGTACTAAGAATAAGCCGTGCAGAAGATATTATAACTGCCTGGAATTATCCACAGGGAAAACGTTGCAGTTATATTTGGTCGGTAACAAAATCTAATATGCAAAAAGCCTTCACTATGAAACAGGTATCTAAAATATTTAGAAGAGATCCATTAGTTATTCATGGTTATATTAAAGAAGGCAAGATAAGAAGGCCGTATCAAATATATACAATTGATGATAATAGAAACCCAGGTAAGTTTATTTTTCATGAAGATGAGTTAAGAGAATTACATTCTTTCCTTCTAACAGTTCATAGAGGAAGGCCAAGAAATGATGGTCAAATTACTCAATCAAAAGTTATGTCAAGGGCGGAACTTGAAGCCTTGATGAAAGAAGAAACTGTACTTTATACTAAAGACTCTGCTGGAGAATTTGTTCCAGTATGGAAGCAACCAGATTGGTGATAATGGGTAAAAAGAAAAAAGAAGAAAAAGTATTAGATCAAGATGGCATACTTAATGAGTGTGCCACATCTTTAGACACCGCATTTATTTTTGCGGTAGAGCATAGAGATGTTGATGCCATGTTAGCAGTATCAGATAGATGGCTAAGACTATATGCTATGCTTTCTCAATTAGAAGAAGATACAAAAGAACAACTAAAGTTAGGGTTTATTGATGACAACTCACAATCATGAATCAACAAATGTCAGAGTCGAACTACAGTTTGTAAGAAATCTGGGGAACTACGAAAGCCTCAGAGTCTCTATTGGGGTAGAAGATTATGTCCGACAGGGAGAAACTGTTGACGCAGCAACAGATAGGGTGTATGATTTCGTAGAAAGCAAGATCGTGGAGAAGGTTTCAGAAATTGAGAAGGAGTTAAAGAATGGCTAAGGCTGATACAAAACAGCCATATGCACTTCTAAGCCTTTATGAAAAACTGTATTCTGAGAAGTATAAAAAGATTGCCCGACTTAACAAGTTTAAGGAAAAGTGGGCTATGCAAGATGTTATCGAATCAGTCGGATATGACAGGGCGCGAGAACTGCTTGAGTATTATTTTCGTGTTACTAAGCAGGGGCATCCACTTCAATGGTTCTTCTATAATTTCGACAGATTAGATGACATGCTGCTACAATCAGAGGAAGATATGCAGCGCCGTCGCAAGTTGCGTGAGGCCACTAAGAAAATGGTAGAGGATAATTCATGAACACAGAAGCAGCAGTAATTACATCAGTATGTCAGAATAAGGATATTGCTACTATTCTGGCAGACAATGTTGATGATATCTTCCAGTCCCACCGCGACGTTTGGGAAGGTCTAAAGTCTTACTACTATAAGTTTAAGTCTGTTCCAGATGCTAATGTGCTTCAGGAAAAATTCCGTGACTTTGAGCCTGTTAAGGTTACTGCTGAGACTGGGTACTATCTTGATCAATTAAAGAATGAATACCTTGCATCTCGTATGCGTAATCTTCTTATGAAGAGCGGTGCATCTCTTAAAGATAATGCTGCTGCCAGAGTCCTTGCTGATATGCAATCAGAAATTGCATCTCTATCTAGACTTACTAATAATGTTCGTGACGTAGATCTAACAGATTACGAACTTGCAGAAAAACATATTATTGCTGTACAGGAACGCTCTGCTGTAATGGGCGGTAGCCCAGGCATTAAAACTGGCTTTACGGCACTAGATTTAGCGTACCCTACAGGAATGGCCCCTGGGCATTTAATTGTCGCTATTGGCTGGCCTGGACGCGGTAAGACATGGCTTACATCGTATCTTGCTTGTAAGGCGTGGGAGCAGGGATTCAAGCCCATGATTGTTTCTCTAGAGATGAGTCCAGAAAATATGCGTGATCGTATTTACACCATGCTTGGAAGTGGATTATTTAGAGCATCTGACTTTTCCCGTGGCAATATTAATATCGATGACTTCCATCATTGGGCTAAGAAGCGCTTTGATGATAAGAATAGTTTTATTCTAGTATCTAACGAGGGAACAAATGAAGTTACTCCACAGACGGTACAAGGTAAGATCGATCAGCACCGCCCCGACCTTGTTATCCTTGATTATCACCAGTTGTTTAATGACACTAAGCGATCTAATTCTGAAGTTGAGCGGAACCGAAACATCTCGCGGGAATTCAAACTACTAGCAGTTCGTAATAATATTCCTGTAATTGATATTACCGCAGCCACAATGGATGATGTATCAGATCAAGATGCCCCTCCGTTGCTATCACAGGTAGCATGGTCAAAGGCTATTGAATACGATGCTGATATGGCTATGGCTGTTCATCGTCATCCAGATACAAACATTATTGAAGTTGTCTCACGAAAGAACCGTCACGGCACAGATTTTGCATTCTATCTAGACTGGGATATTGATAGGGGTGTTGTTAAAGAGATTTACGATGATATACCAGTCTAATGTATAATTAAATATACCATGAATAAAAAACTGAAGAGTTTCGGTATGCAGGGTCAGATTCATGATGATGCTGCAATACCAAGGTTAAGATTAGAGTATGAAAGACTCATAGAATCTGACATGAGAGAGCAGGGATACGTCCCGATACTTGACCTGGACATTCAGTTTTCTTTATTATATGATGAACCACAAGACCTATACGAATTTGATATAGTGGTGTACGGTGTGTATGTTGGTAAAAAGAAAGCACATCTATATGAGGGTTTTTCAGGACAGAGTTTAATTCCTAAAGAATAAGGAAAGTAATGCTATTGGAAACTTACAGCCCCTCGCATATGCGAGCGATAGTGAGACTACTTGGCCTGCACGTTGTAAGTGAAACTTCTAATGACTTTTTATGCCTATGTCCATTTCATGGCAATAGGCATACTCCATCATTTTCAGTAAGTCATCAGAAGGGATTATATCTATGCTTTAATCCATCGTGTGGTGCTAGCGGAACTATTGTTGAGTTGGTAAAAAATATTACACACCGCAACGAGTTTGAAGCCTTAAGATTTATAATGTCTGCCCAGCAGACAGCAGAACAAAATTTTGAGGAGGAGTTGGCAGAAGTCTTAGATGATAAGCCTGAGTACGCCGACTTTGACCAGAATGTCTTAGATCGACTGCATTCTCAGATCAATGATAGATCTAGAGAATATTTAAATGGTCGCGGAATAAATGATGAATCAATTGATCACTTTAAACTTGGTTATTCTGCAAGTCAGGACATGGTAATTGTTCCAGTACATTCACCAGATGGAGTACCTGTGGGTCTTGTAGGAAGATCGATAGAGGGAAAGTCTTTTAAGAATAGTACAGGATTACCAAGAAATAAGACTATGTTTAATATCCACCGCGCTAAAAGAATGGGCGGAACGGCAATCATAGTAGAGTCTTCCTTTGACGCTATTAGAGTACATCAGTCTGGATATCCAAATGTTGTAGCCTCTTTAGGAGGCTCTATGTCTAAGATAAATCTTAATAACCTTAACAGAAACTTCAGTAAGATTATTATCATGACTGATGCTGATGAGGCAGGAAGAAGCCTTGGGAAACTCATAGCAAATACATTAAAGACAAAAGAAATCTTGTGGGCACACTATTCAAATGATATTCTATACCCACATGACGCAAAAGATGTTGGGGATATGACAGAAGAAGAGATTAGAACTTGTATAGAAAATTCCCTTGCAGACTACGAATACAGAATGGTACAATAGTTATACAGGGCATAATATAGCCCAATATACATAGGAGATATACAATGGGATTAGTAAAAGGTCTTAAGGCCATGAACCAAACAATTGATCGCCCCGCTGCTTCTTCAGACGGTCCTCGCGGTCGCTGGCTAAAGTTGAACGATGGTCAGAGTGTTAAGATTAAGTTTCTTCAGGAACTAGATCCTGATTCACCAAATTATAGCGATAAGGCTGGACTAGCATTTATTGCTGTTGAGCATACCAACCCATCCGATTACCGTCGCAAGGCTCTTTGTAGCATTGAAGATCAGGGTCGCTGCTTTGGATGCGAGATGCATCGTCGTGACCCCAAGGCTGGGTGGAAGGGCCGTAGCCGACTCTACTGCAACATTCTTGTAAACGATGGCAATGAAGATCCATATGTTGCAATTTTCTCTCAGGGTACTGGCCCCAAGTCAGCCACTCCTGAGATTATCCAGTACGCTGGAGAGACTGGAAGCATCACTTCCAATACCTGGCGATTGAAGCGCACAGGAGAGCGCACCGATACAAACTACAGCATCATTCCACTACCTACTGATTCAGATCCAGTAGATATTGACGAACTAGAACTGTTTGATCTTGAGAAGATCGCAGTTCGTGACGTTCCTTACGATGAGCAAGAAGGCTTCTACACAGGTGTTTCTGGCGGAGAAGATAGCGGTTCATCATCATCAAATGTTGAATGGTAAATAGATATTGTGTTACGCTAGGGCGGTAGGGTAACCTATCGCCCTAGCCACATTATAGGAGATAAATGTCAGACCTAGTACACTTGCATGTCCATAGTCATTATAGTCTTATGGATGGACTTTCTTCACCAGCAGAATTACTCGCTGCAGCAAAGGATCTTGGACAGAC